ATTTCCATGTTAAGATTTGTGTAGTGGTCTGTATAGTAGTCACGCCTGGAGCTACCGCGTATTGGGCGCCTCGTTTTTCGCCCCCGTTTTTACATTCCTCAAAGGGGTGTTTGTAGTATGACAAAGAACAGCGGCACGGGAACCGCGGCGCCAGCCGTGGCCTACTATCGAGTCAGTACGCGCCAGCAAGGCGAAAGCAGGCTGGGCCTCGATGCTCAGAAGGTGACCGTCGAGGCATTCTGCAAATCGCGCGGCCTCGTGGTGGCGCGATCCTTCGAAGATATTGAGACGGGCAAGCACAATAACCGGCCCGGGCTCGCGGCCGCGATCCAGGCGAGCAAGGAGATGGGGGCGAAGCTGCTGATCGCGAAGCTCGACCGCCTGAGCCGCGACGTCGAGTTCATCTGGCACCTGCGAAACACCGGCGTCGACTTCGTGGCGATCGATCTCCCCGAGGCCAACACGCTGACCATCTCGATCATGGCGGCCCTCGCGCAGCACGAGCGGGAGCTGATCTCGGGCCGCACGCGGGCGGCGCTCGCGGTCCTGAAGATGCGCGGCAAGAAACTGGGATCCCCGCGAAACCTCACGGATCGGGTGCGCGCGAAGGGGAGGGCGGCGCGGACAGCGAAATCGCTCCAGCATTCGGGCGGCGCCGCGGTCACCGCGCTGGCGCTCAGATCAGAGGGGTGGGGCCTCGCACGGATCGCCGAGACGCTGAACGAGGCCGGCCACCGAACACCGCGCAATCGGAAGTACACGCCGACCGCGGTGTGGAGGATCCTCAAGGCACGGAAGGGGTAGCGGTCTCCTCCTGCTTCGAGACCGGAACGATGCTGTATTCGTAGTAGTCGTCAGGATAGATCGAGTTGACGATTCGTATCCGCAGAGGAAATGGATTCTCTTGGGTTAGAACAACAGCATGAACCCCATACCACATCGTTTTCTTGTTGGACGTCTTGTGGCTTGGTATACTATCGTTGCCGTGCTCCCGCGCTACTTCAACACCGTTCGCATCAAGCACGATAAAGGTATAGTCCTCCCCATCTGCGGAGCCGATGGTGTTGGCGTTGACCTGGACGATGATCAATCCGCCCGGCGGTATTGTTTCGTAATTGGGTTCGCGCAATTCCGTGGCCGCCTTTTTATCCTCCTTGGCCTTGAGATATCCAGCGCCCAAGAAGCTAACATACGACCAGCATGGCGGGGTGTTCTTTGGCGATTCGCGTAAAGTCTCGATCTTATAGGCGGGATCAAGTTGTGGGATGCCTGATGTCGCCGCGCCGATAGACATACAGGACGTCAGAAGGATGAACGACACCAGAAGGATGATCTGCTTTTTCATCACCGGTCCTTTCTCACTGCATCATTAATATATCCCGATTCGACTCGATGGCAGGGGGATCGTAACAGAAAAAGCGGACCCTGGCAAATCGCGGAGGTCTGTATCTAATTATGGTACAATGAAATAAAAATCTTTCAGATTTATGTTGACACGGGCAAGGAAATGGGGTATGAATGGAGTGTGATTACTTCCGACATTGGCATCACCGCCAGGAGGACAATCGTGCCTACGCCTGAGCCCTGCCACATGGTCAAGATCAAAACCTACAAGCTATCGCGCCGGGGCGACCGCGGTCTTGTTGTCTCCTTGCCCATCGTGTGGACAACCGATCTCGGATTGAAGGTTGGGGACCGCCTCGATTTCTACCGCGACGAACACGACCGCATCATCATCGTGCCGCCGGCCCGGAAGCGGGGCGCAGCATGAGGCATGAATGTACTTGTGGGCACACCCTCGCCCCGCAGGACCTCGCCGAGCCGATCGACGCGATCAGCCACGGCATCTGTGCGCGGTGTTACGCGAAGGCGCTCGGGGCGCGGAAACCCTTCTGGTACCCGGTGCGCCTGAACGGCTACGAGGTGCGGCTGCTGGTGCGTCCCGAGCGTGGCGAGCCCCACGTGAGCTACGACAGCCCGCGCAAGTGGGAAGGCCCCCGGCCAATCCGCGTGATCGAACAGCGCGTCTACACCGCGGGCGGTGTGGAGCTCGACCCCGCCGAGTTCCGCGATCTCCTCTTCGAGGCCCGCGGACGCGCCAACCTGCCGGGCGGGAATACTGGGAGGTCCCGCCCGGTTTTCTCTCGTCAGATGCAGCTACGACTCAGCGGCCATCTGCGCCGCGCGATGGAGCGCACCGGCTATGAGCCGTAAGCGCATCGCTCCTGCGCGGACGACTCTGCCCGAGCCGCAGTGCGGTCCGATCCTCGAGGCGCTGACGATCGCCGAGGCCGGCCGCGAGCTTCGCGCGAGTGAGTCCACGGTGCGGCGCCTGGTCGACACCGGGAGGCTGCGTGCCGTCCAGGTGGGCAAGGCAAAACGGATCATCCTGCGGCGTGATCTTCTCGCGTTCGCCTTCGGCGCTGCAGAGGGGCAGTCGTGAATCCGTCACTGGGAGGTGCCGCGTGAACTTCATGACGCGGCAGCGAAGGAGGGCTGCATGGCGCGACAGGTGAAGCGGCTCAGTGTGCAGATCGGCCAGCAGCTCGAGATCGAATACCAGCTCGTTCCTGAGACGAAGCAGTACGCCCCCGACGTGGAGGTGGAGCGTGTCTTCGCCTACAACGGCGCGGTGCGTGTGGAAGTGACGCCGATGCTGCGGGCGAATGTCCCGAGCCTGCTGGAGGATCTTGCGGATCGGTGCCGCAAGGCCGAAGGCCTCGGGCAAGGGATCCCGTTCTGAGGAGGAGAGCATGGAAGGAGTGGCACAGGAGACGCGCGTGCGGATGAACGCTTCGCAGACGGCGAAGGGAACGATCCAGCTCGAAGTGACGGCGGAGGCCCCGACTGTCGAGAAAGCGCGCGAGTTGATGGGCCAGGCCATCGATGCGCTGACACAGGAGGTCGAGTCGCGCGGGTTTGCGCTGACGAACAAGGGAGCGGCATAGCGGCGCTGGCGGCTCCTGGAGGAGAGCCGCTTGCGCCTCTCGGAGCCGGGGCGGGACCGGTCGACCAACCAACACCCGCCCCGAGCTCCTTTCGACCCCGGGCGGAACCCGGGAAGGAGAGGCACATGGAGAATAACACGGGGAACGTTCCTGCTGTAGTCAAGCAGGCCCTGGAGGAGCAGAGGATCAAGCCCGAGAGCTGCAACCTCATGCTCCCCACGCAGACCTTTGGCGAGGTCCTCGGGATGTTCGACCGGGTGACCGTCGAGGTCGTCACCATCAACCCGAACCCCGAGCAGGGCGACGTCTACCCGGTGGACGGAAAGAGGAACGGCAGCGACAAGCTCGCCCTCGGCAAGGTTCCGCTTCAGAAGATCGCGAACGCCCTGGGCATCGTGTGGGATCCCCAGACCACGACGGTCATCGAGTCATCGGACACGAAGAGCCGGGCGAAGGCCACCGGCGCAATGCGAAAACCGAACGGCGAATACGTCGTCGTCAGCGAGGAGAAGACGGTAGACCTCACCGCGATCGAAGAAGAGCAGCGCCTCAAGATCGAGGAAGACGCCGAGAAGGGGAAAATCGTCGGCTGGGATGAGAACGAGCGCGGGAAGAGCTACCCGAAGTTCGCCCCATGGAAAGACGAGAAGGAGAAGGCTGCCCACATAGAGCTCGCGGTCAGGAAGGCGCTGCTGCCGTACCGTAAGTTCAAGGACGAGCGGGCGATGACCGGAGCGAAGGAGCGCGTGATCAAAGCGTTCCTCGGGGTCAAGAGCACATACTCGCGGGCCGAGCTCGCGAAGCCCTTCGCCTTCCCCCGGGTCACCAGCGACAGCGCGAAGATGCTTGCGACGCCCGAGACCCGGGCGGCTGCGGTCGAGCGGTTGACCGCGGGAGTCGCTTCGATCTTCGGCCCGCAGGCGCGGGAGGAGCGCCTGGCGCTCCCCGAGCCGATCCCCAGGACCGTCGACCCGCAGTCGGGCGAGGTCCTGCCGGCGCCATCAGGCAGCGCCGGCTTCGAGCTGAAGCCCGACGAGGAGCCGGAAGACGACTGGCCCGCGACGGAGCCGGCGAAGCCGCCCGAGCCCGATCCACTCGAGGTCGCGAAGGACCATCTCCGCAGCTATTTGCAGAAGGTGATGCCCACGAAGGCCGTCGCGGAGATCAACGCGATGCTCGACAACGCCGAGGCGACCGTCCAGCAGATCAACCTGCTCGTCGACCGGTGCGAGGTGTACCTCCAGAAGCGGGCGGAGAAGCGAGGCGCGGCATGAAACTGCTACACCTCGCTGATGTTCACTTCGACGCGGCGAACGCTGAACGCGCGCTCGCATCGCTGGCCGTCGCCGAGGAGACTGGGCGCCGGGAGAAGGTCGACGCCTTCCTCCTGGCCGGCGATCTCTTCCACCGGGGGATCCAGAACAGCGCGGCGGGGCGGCTGCCCGAGCTGATCGAGGCGGTGAAGCGGCTGCTCGCGATCGCTCCGGTATTCGCGGTCTCCGGTACGCCGACGCACGACGTCGCAGGCTGCTACGCGCCGCTCGAGGCGGTCGGTCTGAAGCTCCTCGCGCCGGGAGAGCATTTCATCGTCCCCGACGCTGAAAGCGGGGAAGGTCTTTGCACCCTCATGGGTCTTCCCGAACCGTCGAAGTCCTGGCTGCTGGCCGGGTCGAACGGGCTCTCCGCCGAGGAGGCGAATGAGCGCGTAAAGGCTGAGCTGCGGAAGATCCTGCTCGGCCTCGGGGCGGCGCGCGCCGAGCACCCGGAGATCCCCGCGGTGATGCTGTACCACGGGGCGATCGACGGGGCGACGCTGGCGAACGGGCAGCTGCTCGAGGGCGGCATCGCGCTCGGGCGCGAGGACCTGGCGCTCGTGGGCGCTGACTACTACGCCATGGGCCACGTGCACCTGGCGCAGCAGATCCCGGGTCTGCCGGCCTACTACGCGGGAAGCGCGTTCCCGGTGGACTGGGCGGAGGTCGACGTCAAAGGATGCAACCTGGTAGAGCTGGAGCCGCTCGGCGGCCTCGGGCCAGACGAGACGGGGACAAGGGCTGTTGTCACCTTCGTTCCCTTCCCGCACCGCGCCCGGGCGAAGGCCGTCTGGACGCTCGGCGAGCCCGTCCCCGAGTACCCGGTCGACGGCACCGACGTCTGGCTCGTCGTCAGGGCTGCGAAGGGGATGGCGATGTCCCCCGAGCACTACCTCGACGAGCTGCAGCATGACGGGTGCGGCCCCGGCTCGCGCGTGACCATCGAGACGATCCCCACGGAGACGGTGCGCGCGGCTGAGATCACGGAGCGCAAGCACCTGCGGGAGAAGGTCGCGGTCTACGCCGAGGCGAGCGACGAACTGCCGCCGGCGGAGAGCGTGCTGGCGAAGGCCGACGAGCTCGAGGCGGACGCCGGCCCGGCCGGCGCGGAGGCCGGCGCGCATCTGCGGATTCGAAAGCTGCGACTGCGGGGCGCCACGGGCATATGGAAGGGCCTCGGCGTGGACGAGATCACGCTGGACCTCGATGCGTACGACGCCGGCCTCGTGGCGCTGATCGGGCCGAACGGCAAGGGGAAGTCGACCCTCATCGAGAACATGCACCCCTGGCCGTGCCTGCTCACTCGCGAGGGGAAGCTGCAGGACCACTTCCGGCTGCGGGACTCGGCGCGCGAGCTGTGGTTCACCGACGAGCGCGACGGAGCGGAGTACCGGGCGCTCATGCTGATCGATGGAGTGAACGCCACCGGGAAGGCAGAGTACCACCTGTTCGCCGGCGACACCCCACTCACCAATGGCCGACGCGAGGACTACGAGGCCGCCATCGATAGGCTGTTTGGCAGCCTGGCGCTGTTCCTCCGCTCGGCGTTCGTCTCGCAGCGGCCGACCCGGAACAACCCCGACCTTGCCGAGGCGACGAAGGGCGAGAAGAAGGCGATCTTCCGCGAGCTCGCGGGGCTCGACTACCTCCAGGCCGCCGCGGAGACCGCGAAGAATACCGCGGGCGGAATCGAATCCGAAACAGAGCTCATGGAGGCGCAACTCGGCGGCAAGCGCGAGGCGCTCAACGCGGTGCCGGCCCTCAAGGAGCGGATAGACGCTGACGCCGCGGAGCTCGAGAAGGCGCAGGACTCCCTGGCCGGCGTTGAGCTGGACGGGAAGGCCGCGGCATCTCGGGCGAAGGAGTTGGCGGCGGCGCTGGAGCAGCAGCGGGCCACGGAGAAGCGGATCGCCGAGGAGAATGCGGTCGTCGAGCGCTGCGAAGCGGAGGCGGCCCGGGCACGCAAGGAGGCGGAGACCTACGCTGACGCGGTGAAGCTGCGGCCGGCCGCCGATCGCGACTTGGCGGAATACGAACGGCTGCGGGCGGAGGAGGCCCGGGAGAATGAGAGGGCGAAGCAGCATGCCGACGTGGTCGCGCGGATCCAGTCTGAGTACGCCGACGCGATCAGCGCTCATCGAGACCATGAAAACGAGATCCAGAAACGCCACTCCGCCACGCAGAAGGAGATGGTCCGCCTGGAGGGTGATCGCCGGGTTGTTCTCACACAGATCGACCGGCTGATCGCGGACATCGCCACCCCAGAGAAGGCCTGCCCACAGTGCGGCTACATCGACCCCGAACGCGCGGAGCAGCGGGAGGAGTGGAACGCCGCGCTGCTCGCCGCCCAGGAGAAGGCTCACGGGCTCGCGCAGGACGTCGAGGAGAAGCGGCGGGAACTCGAGGCGATCGAAGGGGAGAGCACCTTCCCCCCTGAGAAGCCGAAGCTGCCGACGTACGACGAAACCGCCCTCAACGGGATCCTCGCGGGCTTGAAAAAGCTGGATCCGAAGGTGCTGCGGTCGGTGGTAGAGCGGGCGCAGCGGGCCGAGGTCGAGATCGCCAAGCTGAACGAGCTCGCCGCCCAGCGCGCGCTCGAAGCGCGGAACGCCGACGACCGCATCAAGAAGATGCTCGCCACCCTCGACGACACGCTCGAGGAACGGGCGGCGAAGGCCGGCTCCGACCTCGAGGCGGTGCGGCAGCAGTACACGGCGATCAAAGAGACTTGCGTGACGCTGCGCACCCGCATCGACGAGAACTTCCGCCGGCTGAACGAGCTCGAGAAGACGCGCCAGGAGATCGCCGACGCCGAGCGGTTCATGGAGCAGCGGAAGGCCGAGGCCGCGGAGTGGCAGTACCTCGAGCGGGCGTTCGGGGCGGACGGTATCCAGGCGCTCGAGCTTGACGCCCTGGGCCCGAGTATCGCGGAGGTCGCGAACCGCCTGCTGTCGGCTGCGTACGGCACGAGGTTCTCGATCGTCTTCAAGACGACGCGCATCGCCGGTCGTGGATCGAAGACGAAACAGGTCGAGGACTTCTCCATCTGGATCACCGACAGCGAGCGGGTCACCGAGCAGGACCTCTCGACGCTCTCGGGCGGCGAGCGCGTGTGGATCTACCGCGCGCTCTACGACAGCTTCGCGATCATCCGCGACAGGAACACCGGGCTGCGGTTCCTCACGTGCTTCGCTGACGAGGTGGACGGCGCCCTCGACCCCGAGGCGCGGCAGATGTACTTCGCGATGCTGCGCGCGGCGCACGCGGAGAGCGGGCGCCGGCACACGCTGATCGTGACGCACTCGGAGGCCGCCCAGGAGATGATCCCGCAGCGCATCGTGATGGCCGAGCTGGCCAAGGCGCCAACGGAGGTAGCGGCATGACCTGGCTGGCGTGGACAGCGATCGGGATCGGCGGCTGGTTGCTGCTGGCGGTGCTGATCTGCGGCATGTTCGCGCTCGGAAAGCGGGCGGACCGGCGGATGGCCGAAGCGCTGAGGGAGGCGAAGGGTTGAAAACTCGCTGCGGGAAGGAAGTGTATCCGAACGGGCCGGCTTCGGCGAAGTACCGGGCCGACGATGCGCGGTTCAACGCGCCGGCCCGGCGGCGGACGTTCTCCGTGGCGGGCGGATGGATCCTCATCAACCGGCGCACGCCGAACCGCGCGAGCCGCCGCAAGATGCCGCGCTCCACTGACAGCTCGCGCGAGATCCAGCGGCGGCAGGTGCTCGTGAAGACCGCTGCGGTACGCCGGCAGCAGCGTCAGGAACGGGGGACCGCATGAGCGACACCTACCGGCTCAGCGCGGCTGCGCCCCGTCCGATCTTCGCCCGGGTGAGCGCGCACGACTTCGAGAACTTCAGGACGCGCGCCAGGGCCGAGGGGCTGACGATCGACGAGGCATTCCGCGCGATCGCCACGGCCTACGCGCACGGCGACTTCTACATCCTCTCGCGCGACAAGTCGAAGCAGCGCGACCTGAACTTCTACCTGAAGGCTCACGAAAAGGAGGTGGCGCCTATCGAATAGATCGATCGACAAACACCTCGCGGGGCCCGTAAGGAGCTGAGCCCCGCATGCCGGTCTTCCGTGGGGGCAGGGCGGTTTGTACCCGCCCCAGGGTGGTTCGACTCCACCGACCGGCTCGAGCTGGTGTTGCCGGCTACGGAACTGGCGGCAGACGGTCCCGATCTGACCGATGGCTGATCCGGCACGCCCTGGGGTCTGCCGGCCCCGGGGCAACATAGGGAGGGGAACTTTCGTGGTGCGAAGGCAACGAGTAGACCGCCTTGGGTGGCTGAGGGCCGCCGCGCTGATCGCCGGCGTCGTGGTGTTCTCCCTGGCCGGCGGGGTGAGCATCGGCATCGCACTCGTGCGGCACGAGGAGCAGATCACGGTCCCCGCGCCGGCCGAGGTCGAGCTGGAGCCGAGACCGTACACCCTGCCGCTCGAATACGCGCAGCTCGTCGTCTACTTCTGCGACGAGACCGGTTGCCCGGTCTGGCTCGCCTGCCGGCTGATCCAGCACGAGAGCGGGTGGAAGCCTCGGATGGTCGGGGCCGAGAACGACAACGGCACCCGCGACTACGGACTCGCGCAACTGAACAGCGCGTACCTCGAGCACTTCCGCGTCTACAACGGCGGGCAGCTCGTGGACCCGTTCAACCCCGAGCACTCCATCCGCGTCGGGATCCGCTACTTGAGTGCCCTGCGCGCCCGGTACGGCTCCTGGCGGGAGGCCGTACGCAGGTACGGCGGACGCCGGCCCGCGGCCCACACGGCGTGGATCCTGGGGGAGCGGTCATGAGCGAACCCTGGCGACGTGTGGAGCGGATCGGTGACGCGACCCTCTACCTCGGGGACTGCCTCGACATCCTGCCGACGCTCGGGCCGGTAGATGCGGTGGTGACGGACCCGCCGTATGGGGTGGGCATCCTACGCCGTGACGGGAAAATGGGAGGTACGTCTCGAAGCCTAAAGCTTCGGCGCGGACAGATCAATCCCGTTTACCCCGAATTCTGCGGCGACGACAAGCCGATTGACCCTGCTCCGCTACTCAACCTCTCGGTTCCGCTGATTGTGTGGGGCGGGAACTACATCGCCGACCGGTTGCCTCCCGTCAAGGGATGGCTCATATGGAACAAGCGCGTCAACGGTCAGAGCAATAACTTCGCGGACTGCGAGATTGCGTGGACGAATCTCGACGAGCCCGCTCGCGTCTTCAACCACCTGTGGATGGGGATGCTGCGTGCGAGCGAACAGGGAGTCCACGACCACCCTACGCAAAAGCCTGTCGCTCTCATGGCGTGGTGTCTCGGATTCCTTCCCGACGCGCACAGCATCCTCGACCCCTTCATGGGCAGCGGAACCACCGGCGTGGCCTGCGCGAACCTCGGCCGCAAGTTCATCGGCATCGAGATCGAGGAGCGGTACTTCGACATCGCGTGCCGGCGGATTAAAGACGCATACGCCCAGCCGCGGTTGTTCGAGGACAAGCCGGCCGAGCCGGTGCAGCTGGAGCTGGGGGAGCGGTGATGGACTGTCGATTCAGCTTCCTGTCGAGCGAGCAGGCCGCGTCCGCCGAGCAGTACGCCCATGGTCTCGGCTACGCCACGGTGGGGGCGCTGGCCCGCGTGCTCGTGCTGCGCGCGATGAAGCAGTACCCGCTCAGCGGGCGCCAGAAGGCGAGGGCCGAGGAATCACACGGCAGGGGCGCCGAGCTTGGCTCGGGAGTGCTCCCGAGCAGCATAGCGGGCAACGTGGCGGGAGGCTGAGGGGTATGGCTGAAGTCATCGAGATCGTCGACTGGGCTCACCGCTACGAGAACAACCGTACCCGTGAGCTGAAGAAGCTCGACTGGGTGCCGATGTCGAACCGCCACGACGGCGACGGGTACACGGAGCTGATGGACCACCAGAACGGCGCGGCGCACTTCGGCGCCTGGTGCGCGATGGTCGAGGTGGCGTCCCGGTGCACCCCCCGCGGCATCCTGTGCAGGGACAACGGGACCCCTCACGACGCCCTAACCCTCGCCCGGATGACCCGGATCCCCGTCGAAGTGTGGAACGACGCATTGCCAAGATTCGAAGCGATTGGCTGGATAAAATGGAGAGAATGCCCGGAAAATCCCGCAGGGGGGTGCGACGCTGAGTGCGATGTGGGGGGGGGTGCAAACCGCTCTGAAGGGAAGGGAAAGAAAGAAAGAAGGGAAGGAAGGGAAGCGCCGCACCCTGCTGCGACATTTCCCCCCCCGCCGCCCCCCGACCACGCCCCCTCGGCGGCTGCGCCTCTTGCGGGCGCGCCGCCGAGCGTCGCCGACGTATTGCCGTCGTTGAAAACCGTCAACCCCCAGGTCAACGTCCCAGCCCCGGACGAACCAGCCCTGGCCGCGCTGCTCGCTACCCACGGCCTCGATGCCGTCGTCGAGGCCTACCGCATGCAGCAGCGATCGAGGCCGGGCCGGGCACTGCACTGGTTCATCGTCGACTTCGCGCAGTTCGACGCGGCGGCTAAGAAGGCGAAGCCTGTGAAGCCTCAGCCGCCTCCCACGCCGGCCTCGCTCGAGGCGCGGCTGGCTGAGCGCGAGGCAGAGGAGGCGGAGCACCCCGAGCTCGTTGCAGAGGCCGAGCTGAAGGCTGCGGAGCTGCGGGAGAAGATGCGGCGTACTCTGGACCCCGAGGCTGCTGCCGAGTGGGACGCGACCGCGCCGGGGGGGCAGGGGTGAGCCCGATCCTCGCGCCAAACAGGCATCGGTACCCCGCGGACTGGCCGGAGATCCGCGAGCGCATCCGGCACGAAATGTGCCACCAACCGCGACGAGGGTTACATCGTTGGGTGCGCTGCTCTGAGAAGGGCCACGGTGGCTGGCCTTGTCGCAAGCGGATCGAGCACACGGTGAGTGAAGACCACGGGCCGATCCGCAGCCACCCGTTGTATGACGGTCGCGGTGGCCGACCTCTCGCCCGGGCGAGGAGCGGAGATAGGCGCAAGCCCCGCAGCCACCTACTTTGAGGAGGCAGAGCATGAGCGCGAAGGAACTGCATGACCGGCTGGAAACGACCGAGGGGTGGAGCGCCCTGCCGGCCGCATGGAAGGCGCTGCTCGAGGACTTCGACGCGGCCCTCGGCGACACGGCGGCGACGCTGTTCAACGCGCAGCAGGCGCTGCTGACCGAGGGCCAAGCGCGCGCCGCCGCCGAGAAGCGGGCCGAGAAGGCGGAGGGGCAGTGGGAACTCGACGCCGTAGTCATGAAGAGTCTATCTGACGACCGCGACACCCTCGCCGCGCAGTTGGCCGAGTGCGTGGAAAGGCTGAAACGCATTACCCATCTTGGTGATTCCGATCCAGACTGCAATCTTTGTGGTGAATACCTTGATGCTCGAATGATTGCATACGAGGCACTAATGCGCCTTGACATCGAGTCCCGCCGGGCGAAGGAGGCAGAGAGGTGAGCGACCCGTGGGAGTCTGACAGAGATATGTGCGACCGCTTTGAGGGCAGAGTGAACGACTTGACAGAACAGGTCCGCACCCTGCGCCTCGCCCTCGGGAAGATGCGGGAGGCGCTGGAATGGGTACATGGGGGACTTGCGGCGCTCGTCTTATATGACGACGCGAAAGTGCAGAAGGCGGTTTCGGACCTCGCGGGCAATGTTGAGTATGCCCTCTCCACCCCCTATCCCGAGTGGCAGGAGGTGCGGTGGCTGCTGGAGCACGCCGACCGCTGGTATACGAACGAGGGACTTGATGCGTGGAAGCAGCGCCGCGACGCCCTGCTGGGAGGCAAGCCATGACTAAGGCCGAGAAGGCCGTCATCGAGGCGGCCAAACGCGAGTGGGCCGGACGCTTTGCCAACAAGGGTTGCAAATGCACTTGGTGTAACGGCGTTCGCTCCGTCGCCCGTCTACTTCGGGAGAGGAGGAAGTGATGACGATATGGGGGAAGTTGCTTGCGGCGTTCGTGCTTACCATCATCGTGTGGGCAATACACGAAGCCATTCATGCGATCCCGATACTATTACGTCTACTTCGGGAGAGGAGGAAGCCATGACGCTACGTGAACAGGTGGTACGGGAACTAATCGACTCTGTGGGTATTGAAACCATCAGTCACATGGCCGACCGCATCCTTGCCCTGGTGAAGGACGACGCCAGACGCCGGGAGCGGGAGGCGTTTGTGGAGGGGGTAAGGTGGGAGATGGGGAATCCTGCGGGGCCGGGACACGAAACCGCAGGAGTTGAAGCCGCCCGGCGCTACAAGGAGGAGGTGAGAGCATGAGTAAGCGAGGTGGTGCTTCCTTCATCGACGGCGACTTCCCGAGCGGCAAGGGGCGATGCAAGTATCACTGTTCCCCGACGTGCCATCCGGCTCAGGTTGGGCCAGAGTGGAAGTACGGGTGCCTCAGTCCGAAGCATCCGGGCTACGACCCCACCGACTTCTGCCCAATCGTGAAGTGCGGCGGCAGTCTTTCTAAGTGCGAGGCCAAGGAGGTGAGAACATGAGGTGGCAAAAATGCCCGGTATGTGATGGAACCGGGCTTGTTTCAAAGCCTCCGTGGATTGCTGGCGATCAAACTGTTTGGGTGTCATCGAGCTCGGGTCCGTATCCGTGCAAAGTTTGCAGTGGAGTGGGTATGATTTTAGCCCCGGAGGAGGTGAGAACGTGAGCGTGAAACGGTACGTTGTGGATAATCCAACCATCCACCTTGACCGTGGGGAGACAGCAAGGTACTCGCCGGGCAAACACATCATGGTCATGCTGTCCGACCACCTTGCCGACCGTGCCGCCCTCCTGGCCCTGCTGGGAGGGAAGCCATGACCGCCGTGGAGAAGATCGCGCGGGAGTTGCAAGAATGGGAGGGGGCGGCACTCGTCGACCTTGAAGCCGAGGCCCGCCGCATCCTGGCCCTGCTGGAACCCGAGGTCCGCGAGCGGGAGCAGGCGGCGTGGATGAACCACGGCGAGTGGATGTACCACATCCTCGCTACGACCGGCAGGTTACCGAGCCGCGACGAGGCACAAGCCGAAGCTGCCCGCCGCTACCCGAAGGAGGAGAAGGCGTGACGGTCGACGAGGATATCGCTGAATGCCAACGGCGGCTCGACAGGCTGCACGACGGATATCTCCGCAAGATGCTGCGAGACGGCCGGGGGATGAGCCGAGCGCAGACCACGACCTATAACGCTCGCGCCGGGCAGCTCGCCGAGCGGATCGCGGAGCTGCGGAGGCTGAAGACGCACCCCGCCGAGAAGGAGGCGCGGAAGTGAGCGAGCGGCGGCAGCTCGAGATCCAGGGCAAGGGCTACGAGCTCGCGTGGGTCGACCACCTCGATGGCGGGCTCGGGGAGAAAGATCACGATATGCTGCGCATCACCCTCGAGCGCGGGCGTCCAGCGGAGCGGACCATCGCTACGGTGTTGCACGAAGCGCTGCACCTGATCAGCGACGAGCTCGTGCTGGGGCTGGACGAGGACACCATCAACCGCCTCGAGAGCGGGCTGTACTGCTTCCTCTCGGAATCCGGCGTGGATCTGCTGCCGCTGATCCGGGAGCCTGGCGCGTGAGGATCCCGCTGCGCGACGACCCGACGCGGGCCCTCACCCACGACGAGCTCGTAGCGCAGGCCGTGCAGTACCTCGAGTACCGCGGCTGGCTCGTGATCGTCACGCACGACGCCCGGCATCGGCCTGCGGAGCCCGGCGTGACCGACCTCATCGCCATGCGCCGCGGGGCAAACCTACTCGTCGAGATCAAGATAGACGACGACGTGCTGCGCCCCGAGCAGATCGCCTTCGCCGACAGGGCGATCGCCCGAGGGGTGGAGCCGCACGTCATCCGAACATTCGAGGAGCTGACCGCGCTGATGCACCGAATCTGAAGCATGTCGCGAACGGGAGGGGACGCAACGAGTATAACACCTTGTTTCGATTTGTACTGGCTTGAGGAGATGCTCAAGGGCGTGTCGTATGGCGAAGTGGGAATCGCCTACACTCTGCATGATGGGAAGATCACGAACACGCGCTACATCCTGGAAACGAAGAGCAAGGCGAACGCCGAAACGGGGCCGCCTGCACTGCCGTTCATAAGACACACATAGGGTCGAGGTTCTAGGCTTCGACATCGCCGACTGAAAACAGAGGCGAGGTCGCTCCTGCGGGAGTGGCTTCGCCTTTTTTGTTGCACGGGAGGGTAACGGGTGACGACAGAGAGATTCATGGAGCTTATGAAGGAGCCACTGATTCATGACTACATCTGGCAGCAGGCTAGGCGACACAGCTTGCGTCTGGAGCTTCAGGAAGAATATGTCCAAGAAGCATGGCTTGCCCTGAGCCTGATGCCCGACGATTGGAACCTTGAAGCGTATCGCGAACTAATCTTCAAAACGATCTATTCGGCATATTGGCAGAACCACAAAGAGCTAATGCTTCTAAGCGCTGGCAGGCCGGCCCGGGCGACCAGATGTCAGCGTGGTTTCATCGGCACAGAACGCGATGAGAAAGCTCAGGCCCACAATTGGAGAGAATAGACATTTCAACTAAGTGGTGGGGGGGGGTGGATGTGGGAAGGGTCTGATCTCGCGGACATCCTGGAGAACATCTCCGACAACATGGACTCCGTCGAGAGACGCATCGAAGAAATGCGGAGTGAGCCTCCTCGCAATCCACCCCCCCTCCGTCATCACACATGTTTCGGGGATCGATGTATCCGGCATCGCCGAATTGGCAAGGCATGTGAGATCTGCGGAATACCGTAGATTCCGTATCTCGTTCCTCCCTCCTCCTGCCCGCCTGTGCAGGCCCCGCTCCCTGCGCGGGCGGGCTTCTTCATGAGGAGGCGAACGAAAGGAGTCCGCCATGAAGCCATAGGGAGGTGCTGAGACATGGCGCGACTCGTCTCGGGGCAGAAGCATCGGAGTGGCAAGAAGGGCTCCCGTGCTTACGGCCGCAACAAAGTGAAGTGCGCTCGCTACTGGGCGCAGGGGCGGCGGGAGAAAAACAAGGCCCGCCGGATGGCGAAGCGGATGCGCTGGCTGGAGAAGCGGCGCGCGCGCGCTGACTGATACGTTGCATTTCCAGGTAGGGACACCGGCGGCCGGTACCCGGGTTCATATCCCGGGCCATGTGGTTCGACTCCACGCCCTGCCTTCGGGGGCCGCTCAGGTGAGCGGCCCCTCTCGTTGAAGGGAACCGCTGGTAAGGATGAATGGCGAAGGAACCGCACATCACACCGATGGAGGCTCGGTTCTTTCTTGCCTACATCAACGGCAAGACGCTGACCGACGCATACCTCTCCATCCGCCCGAAGGTAACGCGCAAGTCGGCCGGCCAGTGCGGTCACCGGCTGCTGGATCAGATCAAGCAGAAGGCATCCTGGCATGAACTGCTCAACGCGGCCGACCTCGGCCCCACGCGGCTCGTCCGGGAAGTCGACAGGCGGCTCCGCGCGGAAACCACCCACTTCTACCAGGACAAGGCCGTCGCGGACGTCGAGGACAACGCGACTCGTATGCGCGCTACTGAGCTGCTTGCTCGCATGCTCGGCAAGCTTCGCACCGACATCGATCTCCACACCGACACCATCGAGATCATCCCACCGCCACTGCCAGGCGAAGAGCAGGCCGATGACGATTGATTTCTCGCGCCTCCCCGAGTCGATCAATCGCGCCTACTACCCGTTGCTGTGGGACACGCGCCGGTACAACGTCCTCTACGGCGGGGCGGGATCCGGCAAGAGTTTCTTCGCGGCCCAGCGCTATACCTATCGCCTGGTCACGAAGAAGGGCCACAACGTCCTCGGCGTTCGCAAGGTCGACAAATCGAATCGCGACTCGACCTTCGCCCTCATGAATCAGGTCATCCATGCATGGGGGCTGTCATCGCTGTTCCACATCACCCTGCAGCCGTTGTCAATCACCTGCAAGCACAACGGCAACCAGATGTTGTTCCGGGGGATGGACGACTCCGAGAAGATCAAGTCCATCACCTTCGCGAGCGGCCCCCTCACCGACATCTGGGAGGAGGAGGCCAGCGAGTTCACCCCCGAGGACGACCGCCAGCTCCGCCTGCGCCTGCGCGGTTACTCTGCCGTCCCTAAACAGATCACCTACACGTTCAACCCGATCGACGCGCAGCACTGGCTCAAGGGGAGGTTCTTCGACAAGCCGCTCGAGGAAGGCCGAGCGACCGTCCTGAAGACCACGTACAAGGACAACGCCTGGCTGGCCGCCGAGGACCGCGCGGAGATCGAGGCGCTCAAGGATGAGGACCTGACCTATTACCAGATCTACGCCCTCGGCGAATGGGGCGTGATCGGCAACGTCGTCTTCACCAACTACGTCATCGAGAACTTCTTCCTGGACTACCAGGACTTCGACGGGGTCTTCCAGGGCCAGGATTACGGATTCCAGCACCCGTTCGCGTTCGAGTTCGTCGGCATGAAGGATGGCGAGCTCTACATCTTCGACGAGGTCTACAAACGCCAGCTCACGAACCCCGAGCTGATCGAGACGTCGACCGCCTACCTCACCGAACGCCGGACCTATGACCACGCGAAGGCTGCGGCCACCATCGCCGACAGCGCCGAGCCCGACCGCATCAAGGAGTGGTTCGATGCCGGCTGGAACGTCACTGGCGCGGTGAAGGGGCTGGGGAGCGAGCGATACGGCATCGACTTCCTCAAGCATCACCGCCTGCACATTCACAAGAACCGATGTCCGGGCATCGCTGCCGAGATCCCCATCTTCAAGTACCGCGAGGATCGCAACGGAAACGTGCTCGAGGATTTCGTGACGTTCAAGAACGACGGTATCGCTGCTGTTCGCTACGCCATCGAGCCGCTTATGCGCTCGGCCCAGCACAACCATTTCTTTATCAAGCGAGGGAGGGTGTGACTTGGAAGACATGAATGCTGCCCTCGCCCTGTATGGTCGCCAGCTTCGCTTCTTCGAGAAGCATCCGCTGCGCAACCGATCGATCATCCGCAAGCTTCGCACGCGCGTGCAGGCGATCCAGGAGACGCAGCGCGACGTCACCAGCACCCACATCGCGGGGCGTCTCGGTCTCACTTCGGTCGTCGACAAAAACAACTACACGAACTATGAGGCCCAGGTCGAGGGAGCGTACAAAATGTACGACGGCCTCGCCGACTATGGTTCGGAGGTGCTGCCCGCGGTCGCCGACATCCGCGTCGCGTTCATCGCCGGCGAAGGGGTGTCGCTGTATTCCGAGAACCAGCGCAAGGCAAAGTTCCTGGAGAAGTTTCTCAAGTACAACAACCTCAACGGTTCGAAGCTGATGGCGGCGGCGCTCATGGGCGAGATCGAGGGCCGGGCGCTATTCGTGCTGGCAACGAACAAGGAGAAGAAGAACGTCGACGCCCGTCTCTTCTCCTGGTACCTGAGCAAGTACACGGTCGCCCGCGATAAAGCCGACTACGAGAAGATTCTGAGCATCACCTATCAGCCCGATGGCGAGGTGGAACCGAAAAACATCGACGTCGAAAAAAGCGTTTATGTGAAGCTCGGCGGTTCGAACTACAAGGACGACAAGGCAACCACGAAGCTCGGCAAATGCCTCACGCAGTGCGAGAACGCATCCCGCGCGGCCTTCGATCTGCGGAAGAACACCCACGTCTTCGGCAAGATCATGCCGTACTGGGAGACCGCCAACGGCCAGGACGCGAAGACCATCAACGATGGCCTCGCGGCCAAGTCCTTCGAGATCGGCGACGGCTACGCCGGCCCCGCGAAGATGAGCCTGCTCGAGCCATCGGGGACAGCAGCGGACGCCGTCATCAAGGACATGCTGAACAACCTCCGCTACGTGGCCGCGATGACCGGGGTGCCGATCCACTGGCTCGCGTGGCCCGAGCTCATGAGCAACCGCGCCACCGCGGAGAACATGCTCGAGGTCGTCTCCGCATCCACGAAGAAGGAGCGGCTGATCTGGGAAGAGAAGCTGACGGCGATGATGGAGAAGGTCTGCACGATGGCGGTGGACGCCGGTTTCGAGGACAGAGCGATCCTCGAAAACGACATCACGGTGAAGCTGCCGCTGATCTCCCTTGCGTCGCTGCAACAGCTCATCGACGTGTGGACCCCGATCTACCAGGAGCGCCTCATCTCGAAGTTCACGTTCCGGAACATGCTCCCGGGGGTCGACCCCCTGAAAGAGGACGAGCTCGTGGCCAAGGAAAAAAAGGAGGCCGCGGAGGATAGCCCGTTCAACAACGAGACGGCCGAGCAGACGCTCGCGCGCCTGCAGCAGCCCCCGCAGCAGCAACAGCAGCAGCAGCCGCAGGGCGGGGCCCAACCGCAGAAGAACGCATTCCCACAGAAGGGCGGCGCGCAGCCGCAACGCACAGGAGGCGAATGATGGGCTCGATCGAGATCCGCCAGGCGCTCAAGGCGCAGGCGAAGGAAGTAGACAAGGGATTCGTCGAGGGCGAGAACGCGAAGCTCGTATCCACGCACAACCTCGTCGCCCCGCAGGGGGCGAAGGACGCGCCGGCCGCGGCCGGGGCTGCGGCGGCGGCGCCGAAGCCCGACCGCGTCTACGAGAAGCTCCTGTCCAAGTCGGACGCGGAGCTCGCGCAGATCGCCAAGGAATACAAGGTCGAGGCGGGCGACCTGAAGAAGCCCGCCCTCGTCGTCGCGATCCTCAAGGCGGCCGGCTATTCGGGCGCCGACCTCGAGCCGGCGAAATAAGGAGACACCATGGCAGGACTGTCGAGATACGCGCAGCGCGAGCTGCTGGACCACCTGATGAAGGTCGGGGCGTACACGGCGCCGACGCACATCTATGTGGCGCTCCTCACGGATGCGAGCACGGAGTGCACCGGCACCGACTACGCGCGCGAGATTTGCGACGCATGGGATGCGGCGACCGATGCCGACCCGTGCGTCGTGGACAACACCGGCATCATCGATTTCGGAACGGCGGGGTCGGGCGGGTGGGGAACCATCACGCACTTCCGCCTGAGCGATGCCGCGTCGGGCGCGACGAACTGGCTGACGGACGCGACGGCGCTGACGATCCAGAAGACCGTGAACGAGGGCGACCCGGTGACGTTCCCCGCGGGCGACCTGGACATCACGCTGGACTGATAGGGCCGATTCATGGCGTGGACGTACGTGGCCGAGGCGGAGGGGTACTCATACAGCTCCGTCTCTACTCTCGATGCCGGAAGCACTCTGCATTTGGAGATAGGTGACGTCCTCTGCATCTATGCGGGGTACATGGGGGCATCGACGACGGTAGCGGTGGCCACGACCGCTCCGGCTGATTCGTTCACGATGCAGACGGTGAACCAGTATAGCACGCGCAACGGTGCCTGTATCGGTCACGTCGTGGTTGGTACGCACAACGCGAGCGCCACGATCCGCGTGACGCTGGGGGCCGCACGGACGGCGGTCGCGTTCGTGGTCATGCAGTTCAGGCCCGATGACGGAGATGAAGTATCGCTCGTGGCCGGCCCTGGCAGTGCAAGTTCAGGAAGCGGAAATGCCCCGACGAGTGCGAACATCTCGCCCGAGGGCACGGACCTGCTCGTGTTCGCCGGGATGTATAACGCGGCGGGCATGGGCTACGGCACCAGTTTCCAGATTGGCGACACGGCCGCCGATGGCTACAACGAATCGAACCGGTGCGGCGCTTGCTATAGTCTCTTCACGTCGAACCAGACGAATATCCACGGGCAGGCAACGTTCGGCGACGACGATTCATGGACCGCCGATATCATCGCGCTGGAGTCTGCTGCCGCCGGCGGCACCCCACAGGAGCTCGCCGGCGTGGTCGATGCCGAGTCGACGCTCTCGGGAGCGCTGCGGGTAGCGAAGCCGCTCGCCAGCGGAGTGAGCGCGACGAGCGCCGTTTCCGCGTCCCTGCTTGTCGCCAAGCCCCTCGGGGGCACGGTGCCTGTCGGCTCCACGGTCGCGGGGGGCCTCGCCGTGGGGAAGCCGCTGGCGGCCTCGCTCGCCGCGGAATCCTCGCTCGCCGGCGCCCTGCAGGTTGAGAAGCAGCTCGCGGGAGCGATCGCGGCCTCGTCGTCTCTCACTGCATCCCTGGCCGTGGTCAAGGATCTCGCTGGGCAGGTTGAGGCGTCGTCGAACCTTGCAGGCTCCCTGAGTGTTCTGAAGGAACTCGCCGGCCGCGTCGATGCGGCAGCCACTCTCTCGGGCAATCTGTTGGTGCGCAAGTATCTCGGCGGGGTCATCGATGCTGTCTCCGCGCTGGCTGGCGCGCTGCATGCAGCGAAGAACCTCAGCGGAAGCATCGCCGGCGTGTCGGCCGTCGCCGGCAACCTACGGGTAGTCAAGCAACTCGCCGGGCAGATCGACGCCATCGCCACCCTGAGCGGCAGCCTTATGGCCGGGAGCGCGGTGGAGCTCGCGGGCCAGATCGTCGCGACCTCATCGGCGAGCGGGTCCCTCCAGGTCCTCAAGCGCCTCGCCGCCAGGGTATCCGCAGAGGCTACGCTCGAGGGCAAGCTTGAGGTCCTGAAACGTCTCGCGGGCCGGGTGGACGCGATCAGCGCAATCTCCGGCGCCCTCGGTGGCGTGCTTCATACCGTCGTCAGCGGCGCCAGCCCGGCGATGCGCACGGTCGTCGGCAGTTCCCCGGCGCTTCGGACCGTCGCAGGTCTGTCGCCGGCATTGCGCGTGGTGGTGGGGGCCTGAGCATGGCGAACCTCTACATCGGCAACGACTTCGACATTCAGCTCACGCTCGGCCAGGACATGACGGGCGGCACCGCGAGCATCCGCTACAAGATACCGGGGAGCGCCACCGTCAACTCGAAAGCCGCCACCGTCAGCAACTACACCACCGGCGTATGCACCATCCACATCACGAAGACCGAGCACACCACGAAGGGTGCCTGGGTCGCATGGCTGAAAGTCATCTTCGCTGATGGCGATGAAACCGAAGGCGATCCAATCACCTTCACCTCATACGAGGGGGGGAATATCTGATGAAGCCTGAACGGGGCGAGATGGTTCGGTCGCGCATCATCCTCCAGAACAACATCCAGGCGCTCAGTGGCGTCGACATCATGGCGATGCTCCCGCCCGCGGTGCTCGCCGATCTGAAACAGCGCGACCCCCACCCGTTCCTCCAGGCCTATTCGATCTGTCACGAGGGCGTGAGCACTCCGACGCTGCTCGGCGATACCGCGCGGCCGATCCACTGGACGCGGAAGGCGCTTCAGTCGATGAGGGCGTTCGCGCTCAAGGGCATCCGTTTCTTCCTCGGCCACAACGCCGACAACTCCACCGAGGGTCGCCCGTCCCTCGGCGAGATCGTGTGGGACGGGCAGAAGGAAATCGACGGCATACTGCATCACGTCGTCATCGGGCATTTCCCCGATCGTTCGAAGGTGCAGGCCCTCGACATCTGCTCCCAGGAAGGAGAGTGGACGTTCTTCGAGGCGGCAGGCCAGTGGTTCGCGGACAAGCTGCATGCGATCACCGGCATCGCCCTCGCCAACTCACAGACCGACCGGCCGGCCTTCGCGGGCGCCCGTAGGCTCGCGATGGTGCAGGCCATGGCCGATGGCGACGAGGAGGATGACGATCCCCCGCCGCGCCGACAGACCCCCCCCAAGAAGGAGACGAAGAAGATGAGCGACATCGACCTGAGCACCGTACCGTTCAGCAAGCTCGTGCAGGAAATGCAGACGCGGCAGACGGTTCCGAGCCAGCTCTTCAAGTTGGAAGACCTGAAGAAGGACCCCGCTTTCGCGAAGGTGTTCGCGGACAGCGAGGCGCTGGACAAGACCGTCAAGGAACGGGAGGCGGAGCTCAAGAAGCTCAAGGACGAGAAGCTCGCGGCCGACAAGGCTCTCGCCGCGACGACCGCGAAGACGCGGTTCGAAACGATGGTCGATTCCATGACGCTGACGCCGAAGCAGAAAACGTTCGTCAAGGAGTCGTTCCCGAAGCAGATGGAAGACGTGAGCGACGCAGCCCTGCAGACGTTCATCGAGGGAAAGCTCGAGGACTTCAAGGTGGCCGCCAAGGCGTTCAACGTCACGGACGAGCTGCCCGCCCAGGGCGGCGCGCAGCAGAAAGCAGGGGACAAAGACGACCTCACGAAGGCCGCGAACAATCCCCTGCTCGAGGAAGACGCGGAGATCGCATAGCTCCGCACACCACTTCTGATCGGAGGAAATCATGGGACCTTTTCTTGCGAAGGACGTCACGATTTACGACGAGCTCTGGGACGTCGAAGCCGCCAGCGCGGCGACGCTCAAGGGTGACGCCGCGGTCGTGCAGGACGTGTTCGGCTTCTACGCCAAGGATGCCGAGTCGGCGACGGAGGAGATCTCCTTCATCTACCGATGCCGGCAGGTCCAGGCGGACAAGAAGGTCGGCACCGGCGAGGCGATCCTGGCCGGCGACCGCCTGTACTACATCGTCGCGGACGGGAAGGTGTCGCCGACGGCGTCGGGCACCCCGGGCACCGACTCCTACTTCTGCGGGTGGGCGAAGAAGGACGCGGGAGCGCTGGAAACGACCGTGCTCATGAACTTCGACGGCACCCGCTACAACGAGACGCTGTAAGGCGACTCGGAATCCACTCTCGGAAGGAGCACATGCCTTGAAAACTTCCTACATCGCGAAATCGGACGACCTGCTCTTCGAGACCATCGAGAAGGGTCTCGACAAGGGTGATCGGGTCGCCCTCGGTCAGGTCCGCGTCGCCCTGCAGGCGTTCCTCATGCGCCCGAAGGTCGAGGTACGCAAGCGGATCCAGGGGCTCGCAGCCATCAAGCTGCAGGCCATCACCGGCGTTTCGACGGACTTCGCCAAGCTCGTCAGCGACGCCTTCAACGTCACCATCGGAGCCGACAACTTCGACCTGGGCTACCAGAGGGCGTTCCGCGACGTGCCCCTCGGCACCCGCCAGGACACCTGGGACATCTACGATGTCCAGAACGGTCTGACCTTCCGGCTCGTGCCCGAAGGCGACCGCATCCAGGTCGACAACCTCACCGGCTCGCTGGTCACGGCGCACGTGGACTACTACGGTGGCGCGCTCGGTTGGACGGATAAGATGATCCGCTACCGCAAGGTGGCGGCCATGGTCGACATGGCGCAGATCTTCCGCAACCGGTTCTGGTCGAACAAGGCCGACAACCACTACCTGCTGCTGGCGACGGCGGCGGCGGTGGCTGGCCAGACGACCACCTACCAGGGCGCGGCAGCCGATGGTCAGCTTCGGCGCGACATCCTGACCATCAACGAAGCTGCCTTCCAGCTCGCCAATCGGTGCAAGGACAAGGGCTACGGCGATACCGCGAGCCTCCCGCTCGTGCTGTATGCCAACCCGAAGGACAAGGGGCGGATCCTCGCGGCGTTCGCCGCGACGACCGGCCAGATGACGAACGTGGCGGGTGGTGCAGTGGCCATCCACTGGAACATCACCCCGATCTTCACGTTCAACGCGAATATCGTGGCCGACCACCCGATCCTGGTGCTCCCCGGCGCCAAGATCCAGGCCGCCGAGGACATGCCCCCGACCACGTTCACCGCGCCCAAGGACCCGCTGACCCTCAACGAGGTGCAGTCCGTGTGGTCGATCTACGGCGCGGTCGTCGCTGACACCGATCAGTGCCAGCGCATGAACCTGTCGTAAGCGAGAAGAAGGAAAGGCGAGATGACAGCGCCCGTCGTCATCGTAGGAACCAACAGTTGGACCACCATCACGCAGGCCGACGCTTACTTTGCCGCCTCCTACGGCAGGGCGGCATGGTCGGCCCTCACGCTTCTTCAGAAGACGCAGCTCCTCATCACCGCGTGTCTCTGGATTCGTCAGCAGTCTACGCTTTCGGTCCCATTGACAGACACGACGGCCACCGTGAGGAACGCGCAGATGGAAGCCGCGTGGTTCGTGCACAACTGGTTCGGCGAATACGAGAAGCGGCGGGCGCTCATTTCCAGCGGAGTGAAAACGTTCAAGGTCCTCGACTTCTCTGAATCCCTCGGGGAGGTGACGTTCCCGGCGTTCATCGCCGACATGCTCTCGGATTACGCCGTGAGCACCACGCATCAGTTCCCGCGTATGAGTCGCGATCTGGAGGCCAACGCGAGCAATGAGTAGCGCCGACGAGATCCGCCGAGCACAGCGCATCATCATCCTCAAAGACCGTCTGCGGAGGGTCACGGATTCGATCGATCGCGTTGTGCGCGAGATCGGCGCAACCACGGAGACCTCGAGCGCCTACTGGGAGCGCGTGAACATCCGATTGCGCGCCGAGTACCGCATGGCCCAGGAGAT